CCGCATCTGCCGCTAATTTAGCCGCCACAGACTCAGCAGTAATACCACCTGCCGCACCAGTAAGAACACCACTACCGCCTGTTAAGTTGGTTAATGTAGGTACAGTCGCACCAGTAGTCAAAGCACCCGCAAGGCTTGTAGCACCCGCAGTACCGCCAGCACCGCCTAATGCAAGATCATAAGCAGCCAACTCAGCCGCAGTTAAGCCAGTAGTGCCAACAGTAGCCGCACCACCTAATGCTCCCGCACCGCCAAATAATCCACCCGCAGCAGCACCGCCTAAAGCAGCTAGAACGACAGGGTCTTTAAAAGCATCTATTAGCCCACCAAAAAATGATTGTTCTTTTTGAGTTTTTATCGTGTTGACAAACTCTCCAGTAGGGCTGTAAACCTGAATTGGTGTACCAACAGGAGACTTATAGTTAACATCTGCAGTTGGTACTTTTTCAACATAAACATTTTCAAGACCGCCAACTTGCCGATCTTCTCCAGAACCTCGAACCTCATATTGAGGCGCAATGCGAGTATCTCCAAGAGTAACTGACATACCTTCTGGGATTGTTGCTGCCACCCTAGAAACAACCGCACCTTCATCTAAGCCAACAGCCGCAGCCATTTGAGCAGGAGAGATTTGGAAAGTCTCCATAGCCGCAACAATCTGGGCATCAGTCATGCCTGGATTTGCAAGCAAATAATCTCTAATTTGTTGACTTGTGAACGCCATGATGTTTACTCCGCTTCTTTAGGAACTTGCGCTATTGCTTGTTCTTCTATTTTTTTCCAAAGCACATAGGCGTTGGAACTTGTTGGTAATTGACCAAGCACATTCATAATGAATTGCACTTCGTTAACGTCTAACTCTAATTTCATGCTTGACCCCAAGGTGTGCCAGTAGCAGTTACAGGATTCTTCTGCAAAGCAATCTGAGCCGCCAGAGCATCTTCTGTGGCTTGTTTATCAACCGATTCCCATACCCAATTCAATACTTCTGCTTCAGTAACTGAGGCGTATGGGATTGTGGGTGTTCCTGCTTGCCAAGATGCTGTGGAGTAGATGGAAGCCGTGTAGTCTCCGTCAACCGCAGTTGCAGTCCAGTGGGCTGTAGAAATGAAACCATCTGCGGTGAGATAGTCAGTCTGGGTTATCTTCCAAGTAATCATGGCATTGTGCTTTCTTGTGCCGCTTGATAAGCCGCAATCACTGCTTCAGTCCAGACTGTATTGCAGATTGCAACAACATTAGCTGGAACGCCTGTCAGGTCTTGTGCGGGTGTGAGGCTTGAACGATGGTAAGTTTGGCTTAGTTGAACGCCATCTTCCATGATGCGAGTTGCCTCACGATAGAGAACGATGCCGTTCTCAGTCACGGTGATTTGGTCTACTACGGTTGCTTTAGTGATTGCCATTTGGCTTCTCCTTTGGTTAAAAAATGTGTCCGACTGCGCTAATCCAACGCAGTTAATTAAACAAAATAAAATCCTGTAATCCAAATAATGGAATTTCCATCTGGGTCATCAATATCAGTAGTTACAGCGTTACTAACCATTCTGGTAATTTGAATATTTGTAGTGTTTGACCCTACGACTGCAATAATAGGGGATGTTGTGTATGTCCAGTCATAAAGTTGAACCGTGCATCTTGCGTTGTCAAATCCACTGGCATCTCTTTGAGCAAAGGGTAGCCCAACTACAAAAAGACCGCCAGATGCTGTACCTTTTGAAAAACTTGAGAGTCGAATGTCAAGCGTAAAATAAACGACCCGCCCTACCTTTGTATATGTTCCTCGTCTATCGGAATAGGTAAAACTTGATGTTCCCGGTGTTGCATATGCCAAACCAAGACTACTGCCATCAATTGCCCCCTCCTCATAGTCATCTAGCGTGTTGGCGTCAGATGATGCGTTTTGAGTTGCGGGGAAAGTGATGCCAGCACCGCTTGTTGATGGGGTTGCATCGCCAACTGAAATGGTTGTTTTTGTTTGGAAACCACCTGCGGCTAAAAATCTAGCTCGTTCTGTGTCGTTAGTACCAAGCAACAAGGGTGTTGAACCTTGCGAAAGCAAAGCAGTTTCAGCAGTTGAAGCCCTCAACTTTGCTCTTATGCCTCCATTGCTGTAAATACTAATGTATGGAGTGCTATCAGTTGTTGTGGCAAACCTTCCAACTTCACCGCTTCCTGAAATGCTTGTGTGAAGTATTGCCGCTGGCGAACTTGTACCAATACCTAGATTACCATCAATAGAAAATCTTGCTTTTTCTGAACCATTTAGGGTAAAAGTAAAAGTTCCTCCTACACCGTTATCTCTACCAATATCCCAATAGTTTGTAAGACCTACATCACTAAATCGCAGTGCACCAATTGCACCAGAACCACCGCCAGCAATTTGTAATTTTGAATACGAATTAATAGAAGTAGCGCCAATACCCAAATTCCCAGACCCATCAAAAATTAGCCCAGACCCAGTAGCCAATGCACTAGAACTAGATGCGTAAACCACACCGCCTGATGTGAATGATGTTAGGTTTGTACCGCCATTTGCAGTAGGCAAAGTTCCTGTCACTCCAGTTGTCAAAGGCAAACCAGTTGCATTAGTCAATGTTGCGCTTGTTGGTGTACCAAGGATAGGAGTAACAAGTGTCGGACTTGTTGCAAAGACGTTAGCACCGCTACCAGTTTCATCTGTTAAAGCAGCCGCTAGGTTTGCACTTGATGGAGTCGCTAGAAAGGTTGCTACACCACTACCAAGACCTGATACACCTGTAGCAATAGGAAGACCTGTAGCGTTGGTTAAAGTTGCGCTAGTGGGTGTTCCAAGGATAGGAGTGACTAGGGTAGGAGAGGTAGCAAATACTGCTGAACCACTACCAGTTTCATCCGTCAAAGCACCCGCAAGGTTGGAGGAGCTAAATGAACCCAAAGAGGTAGCATTGCCAACAGAAGTAACTGCACCTGTTAAGTTAGCGTTAGTTGTGACATTACCCGCAGTCAGACCAGAGGCAGTACCTGTGATATTTGTACCAACCAAAGCAGATGGAGTGCCTAAAGCAGGAGTTACCAAGGTTGGGCTATTGGCAAAAACCAAAGCACCTGATCCTGTTTCGTCTGTAACGGCAGAAGCCAAGTTAGCAGATGATGGAGTAGCCAAGAAAGTAGCTACACCACTACCCAAACCACTCACACCAGTAGAGATTGGCAGACCAGTTAGATTAGTTGCCACACCAGAAGCAGGAGTTCCCAATGCAGGAGTAACCAATGTTGGCGAGTTTGACAACACTACTGAGCCTGTACCTGTAGAACTAGTTACACCCGTACCACCATTGGCTACCGCTAGAGTGCCAGTAATATCAGCAGTAGAGAGAGTGACCGCATCCCAAGTAGCATTTGTGCCATCAGTTTGGAGGTACTTGTTAGCATTGCTTGTTTGGCTAGGCAAGAGATTATTGAGAGCCGCAGTAGCCGTAGAAGCACCAGTACCGCCATCAGCAACCGCTAAGTCTGTGATACCAGTAATTGAACCACCAGTAATTGCGGCAGCAGAGTTGTCTGTCTTAGTCGCAATGGCAGTAGCAATGTTGTTGTACTCAGTATCAATCTCTGTACCTCGCACGACCTTGAGTGGATCGCCAGGGGTGAGGTTGTCTTTGGTGGCGAAATTAGTACTTTTTGTATAATTTGACAAAGTTATTCTCCTAGTGTGAGTACATTACTCACGAAATCTTGCCGTTCTTAGATTGAATCTCAATCTTCTGAATTGACAACTGTGTGCCGTTAATGGTGGTTTCGTAACCTGTTTGAACAATTTTACCCGCACCAGACGCATTTACATCTAGTGTCTTAATCAAGAGTCCACCCGAGTATTCTGCTGTGCCGTATTCAGCTAGGCCGTACTCATAGTTCTGTTGTTCAGGGATAAAAGCATTGCCCGACAGATAGTTGGCAGCAAAGTCAAAGCCCCACTTAATCGTGACAGTCTGGTTAGACCCACCAATAATGATTGTCTTGATTCGCTTCAGAATAGAAATTTGATTCTCATTACCAAGGTCTGCATGGTTCGTAAAGTAGCTCAATCGGTAAGTTGAAGTGTTATCTAAGAAACTTCCATACTTGCCAATAAAGCCACTCTTACCAATGTACAGATCACCATTCCTCAGTGAGTACAAAGCTGTAGGCGTAATAGAGTCCCACTTGGTTACTCTAAAAGCACCATCTTGTAATTGCATCTTTGTATCAAAACAAAAGACTTGACCTGTTACTGGAAGAGTCAACAAGTAAAAGGCATTCTTCTCTGAGTAAACAGACTTTAGATTAGCCAAAGTCTCTACCGCCAAAGATGAAAT